CCACAATTTATCTTTGTTCCAATTCCAGCAGTTTTGAGCGAAAAGCCCTATCTTGCCTAGATCATATGTGGTAAATTTGTTGCAATCTGCATCTTCGAAGAGGCTTAAATTGTACATTTTTGATTGGACACAACCAGTGGGAAAGAAAACATTAGACTGCTCATCACGCAAACGAAGCAATGTTTCTAATGAATATGTCATTGGAACACCATATTGCCCGAAGGCACGATCAACCTCTGAATATCCGTCTGACCTTAAAAGTTTTGACAAAATCTTTGGCCTACGGCTTCGTTGCAATTTTGGAGCTAACGCATTCAATGGAACATCCCAATTGCGTTCTCTGTCGGGAGTGTGCTGCAAGATCAACGACTTTGCTGACCAATAAAATGCATTGTCGAGATCTTCTAGCTTTCCCGCAAATAAACTCGATAATGAAACGAATCTGGATGCACAACTGGCAGGGCAAGCCGTCGGTGAAGTATGGCAGCCTATCTTAGTAAGATAGCGGCCCACCGCGGGAACCCACGGAACATGTTTTGTTATGTGTCCGTCACTGACGGGTAAGTGGATCCCCACAAACTCCGCCCTGCCGGCAACTATGCATTTCAGCTTCGCGCTGTATCCTATCGACTCTTGATTCGAAATCACAATGCCGCACTGCCCCGAATTTCTTTTGTCGGACAACTCCCTGGATGAGCCGCCAACAAGATCATCTCCCTCGCAAAACACGCGGATGAGAATCTCTCGAGATTCGACGGGCCCGTCGGCTGTGAAATACAATGGAACAGATTGAAATGCCCAAGGGTGGGCATTGAAGTGACCGGTGGGAAACTGGCACCGAAATCTGCCATTCTTTGCTTGCATAAACAGCGTTTCAATGTCCTCTACAACCGAACAAAGAAATCCTGAAAGTTCATTCAGAAAGTTTACTCCACTGGTGAAGACCCAGCCGCTATCAAGGAATAGGTCATTCCAGGTGACCGTCATCCTTGGGTTGCCGACTGAGAATTCTGATTTGAGAGAAAAACTCAGCTGCATTCCGTGGGCCACATCCCACGTCAACTTCACTGCCTGCAAAGTGACAAACTTGGCAGCAAGTTTATGCTCAACGACGTGTCCGATGTGGCACAACATTCCATAACTGTAAGACATCAAACCTTCGCCACTTTTGCTGCATCTGGTCGCGAACTCCATGCGTTGTTGGTCAAGTTCAATCATACATGTGGGATCAGATCTACCTGGAAAAGGCAAACCTAATTCCCGAATTATGTAATCTACAACTTGAGTTCTTGACCTGCCCTTGATGGACAGCAAATGAAAAATGCCATCTGTGGCATCGAATATCAAATGGCTCAAAATCTGAACTGTGACAACGTGGACTCCGAGAAGTTCTATCCCGTTATCAACCGTCAACCTTGG